ATTTGATATGGAAGACGCAGAAGAGTTGGAAGAGAAAAAGAAAATGTCCATGAAAGAGATGGAAGACGAAGACGAAGAAGATGATGAAGAAGAGGACATGGACGAAGCCATGGACATGGAAGATGATGAAGAAGAGGATGAAGAAGAAGAGATGGAAGAGAAGAAAAAGATGAAAAAAGAATCTTTTGAAGATCGTCTTGCTTCTATTGATGTTTCAGAAGATGTTAATGCATTGACTGAAGGTCATGATCTTTCTGAAGAATTTAAAGAAAAGGCTTCTGTAATCTTTGAAGCAGCAGTTAAATCAAAATTGCGTGAAGAAATTCAAAGATTGGAAGAAGAAAAAGAAGAGCAGATTAACGAGTTTGTAGATGGTTATAAAGATGAATTAGTTGAAAAAGTTGACAAATACTTGAATTATGTTGTAGAACAATGGATGACCGAAAATCAACTAGCAGTTGAACGGGGATTGAAGGGTGAAATTGCCGAAGACTTTATTGCTGGATTGAAAGGATTGTTTGAAGAGCATTATATTGATGTACCAAACGAGAAGTATGACATCCTTGAGTCACAAGAACAGCAACTAGAGAATTTGGAAACTAAATTGAATGAAGAAATTCAACGAAATGTAGAATTGAAAAATCAGGTGTCACAGTACATCCGTGAGTCTATTTTTGTTGAAGTTTCTGGAGATTTGAGTGATACAGAAAAAGAAAAGTTTGAGTCATTGGTAACTGAAACAGAGTATATTGATGAAGAGTCTTTTAGATTCAAATTGAATGCTTTGAAAGAAAGTTACTTCCCAAAGACAAAAACTATTTCTGAATCTGTTGACGCACAAGACACTTCAGTTGAGGATGTAGAAGTAAGTGGTTCTATGGCAAAATATTTGCAAGCAATTAGTATCACAAAAAACAAGTTTTAATAAATAATTTAAATAATTTTTAGGAGTTTAAATACAATGTTCAAATCAGAACACCTTCAAGAAAAATGGGCTCCCGTCTTGAATCATCAAGAGTTGTCACCCATTAATGATAAACACCGAAGAGCAGTTACTTCGGTAATTTTGGAAAACCAAGAGCGTGCATTGCAAGAAGATGCAAGATTCTTGTCAGAAGCTGCACCAACCAACTCTACAGGCGCTGGCATTTCTAACTGGGATCCAATTTTGATTTCTTTGGTAAGACGTGCAATGCCTAACTTGATTGCATATGATGTTGCTGGCGTTCAGCCAATGACTGGACCAACTGGATTGGTATTTGCAATGAGAAGCAGATATGATTCTCAAGCAGGAACAGAAGCATTCTATGATGAAGCAAATACAGCATGGTCAGGAACAGGAACTCAAACAGGAACAAATCCTGGAGTATTGAATGACAGTAATGCTGGATCTAACTACACCACAGGTACTGCATTTTCAACTACTACTGCAGAAGCATTGGGTGATAGCGCTGCTAATCCTTTTGCTGAGATGGCTTTCTCAATTGAGAAATTCAGTGTTGAAGCTAAATCACGTGCTTTGAAAGCTGAATACTCAATGGAATTGGCACAAGACTTGAAAGCTATTCATGGTCTTGATGCTGAAACAGAATTGGCCAATATTCTTTCTTCTGAGATTTTGACTGAAATCAACCGAGAAGTAATCAGAACCATTTATCGTGTTGCGGTAAAAGGTGCTGCTGTTGATACAGCAAATCCTGGAGAATTTGATTTGGATGTTGATTCAAATGGACGATGGAGTGTAGAAAAGTTCAAAGGATTGATGTACCAAATTGAGCGTGATGCAAACGTAATTGCTCAACAAACAAGACGTGGACGTGGTAACGTAATTATCTGTTCATCTGATGTTGCAAGTGCATTGAATCAAGCAGGTAAATTGGATTACACACCTGCATTGAGCAACAACTTGGGCGACGATGACACAGGAAATACTTTTGCTGGTGTATTGAATGGTCGATATCGAGTATACATCGATCCATATGCAGCAAATGCTTCTGCCACTCAATACTATGTAATTGGATACAAAGGTTCATCTTTTGCTGATGCTGGCGTATTCTATTGCCCATACGTTCCATTGCAAATGGTTCGTGCGGTTGACAGCAATTCCTTCCAACCAAAAATCGGATTCAAGACACGCTACGGCATGACTTCTAATCCATTTGCTGGTGGATCCGCTGTTCTTGGTGGAGCACTAACTCCTCGAACAAACCAATATTACAGAAATGTTAAAGTTCTTAACTTGATGTAATTCTCTTATAAATAGAGAAGTAGAGCAATTCTACTTCTCTATTTTATAGGAAAAATTATGGTTGATTTAGTTGCCGCAAATCGAATCCCTACCAATATAGACTACGCTGCTCCTTCTCAGTTTCGTTTTCAAATAGCAAGACTTCCTAATGTAGAATATTTTATTGTTGCAGCAAATGTTCCTCAAGTTTCACACACAGGTGATGCTGAAATAAATACTCCATTTAAAGCATTTTACAATGGTGCTGATATTTTAGAATATGAAGATTTATCTGTAAAATTTATGGTAAATGAATCCCTTGAAAATTGGGAAGAAATTTACAATTGGGTTCGAGGAATTGCTTTCCCTGCAACCAGAGGTGAATTTGCTGCTATGATAACAGAAAGTGAGCAAGAACCTCAAAACATGTTTTCTGAAGCCACATTGACAATCCTGTCAAACAAAAATAATCCATTACTTCAAATTGTTTATAAAGACGTTTATCCTATCACATTGACTGGATTAGAATATGATACGCAACAAACTGATGTTGTATCTCTTTCTGCAACCGCAACATTTAAATTTTCTGATATTGAATTAAGAAGACTATAAATAATCTTAAATTATGTAGGAGTGGAAATTATGACTTTTGATGAACTGCGAGATATTGCAGAAAAAGATATGAAACTTGAGAAAGATAATCTTGATATTGAATCCCTCAGAATACCAGAACTCCAGCACAAATACCTTAATTATTTTGCAAATTATAATGTTCTTGCCAAACAAGCTGAATCTGATTACAAGATTCTGTATAGAAACAAATGGGAATTTTACACTGGAAAGAGCGAAATTCCTTTTCCTTTAACAATTTTAAAACAAGATATACCAATATATCTTGATTCAGACGAAGAATTATTAAAATTAAAAAATAAATGGGAATTTTATAAAACCATTTTGGCATATCTGGAAGGTATTTTAAAGTCTCTAAATAATAGAGGATTCCAAATTAAAAACGCAATTGATTGGAAAAAATTTAGTGAAGGATTAAATTAACATGTCAATATTTTTAAAATGGTGGTTATTATTTGTTCTAATAATCATAGCATCTTCAATAAGCTGGTATTTTTCATTTGTAGAATTTTTATACTATAATGATTTCACAAGACTAAGTTTTGTAATACTTGCTATTTTTGCTTTTACAACACTAAACATTGGGTACAAGTATTACAAAGAAAATTATGATTTTGAAATGGAATGGTTTACATCTGAGACAGTCATTAGTCTTGGAATGATCGGAACAGTTGTAGGATTTATCTTTATGCTTTATTCTGCATTTGCAGAATTAAATATAGCAGATACAATAAAACTTCAGCAGAGTATGATGATGATGGCACAAGGAATGGGAACAGCACTTTTAACTACATTAGTAGGTCTAGTGTCTAGTGTTCTCATAAAGTGGCAACTAATCATAGCAAAAGATGAAATCTTATAATAGTAATCTTGCATTTATTGATTTACTTTTTAATCTGATTCTTGGATTTGTTTTTCTTTTCATTGTTAGTTTTATTCTAATCAATGAACCAACAAAAAAAGAAGGAATAGAAACAAAAGCAGAATTTATGGTTATTATGAATTGGGATGCGGATCATAATAAAGACATAGATTTATGGATGGAAGGTCCAACTGGTAAAGTTGGATTTACTTCTCTTGAACAAGGAAATATGTTTCTAGATCGTGATGATCTTGGACATAGAAATGATTCTTATTTTGAGAATAATGTAAGAAAAGTTGTCCACATAAATCGTGAAGTTGTAAATATTCGAGGTATTGTTCCTGGAGAATATATTGTAAATGCTTTTTATTATCAGAATTCAGATGACGATTTGACAACACATGTAAGTGTTGAGGTTGTCAAACTTAATCCATATAAGCAAATATATCAAGGAACAAAAAGGTTTGAGCGGAGAGGACAAGAAGAAACATTTGTTAGATTTACAATGAAATCAGATGGAACTGTTGAAAATATAAATCAATTAAGGCGTGAAATAGTTAAAAGCCAAAGAATAATTTCAACAGAAAATCCTGAAATAATAAACAGAGGACCATGATATATATAATTTTAACAGGATTAGTTCTTCTCAGTATTTTTCTTTATTTATTGATAGAACTTAAAAAAAGCAT